AGACCCCAGTTACGGATATCTTCCATAGCTTCTGGACTAACATAAAGATCAGTTAGCATACCACGGTTATTACTGGTAGAGTTACCACCACCATTTCTACGCATAACTGTCTTCATAAGAGAAACTAATCTCTTACTGAAAAGACCAGCACTAGCATCGCTATCATAAACTACAATGTTACGATCATAACCAGCAGCGAGTAGTGTATGCCAGCCATCATCGTTCATTTTCTTAACAAATTGAGACTCTAGAACTTCCATAGCGCGACCAACAACATCCCAACGAGCATCACGAGCATACTTTAGTAAATAGTCGATACTTGCTCCGACGTCATAGGTTGGAACCATGACATAATCACCTTCAACGTGCTTTTGTGGAATATAACCATGATTTGGGATGGTATAAGCCACGAAATCTTTCTCTGTGCCAGGAGCTAAGAAATCTAGTGGAAATTCTGGAGTAGCACTTTGGGCCAATTGAATTGGCTCGAAAATGTTGTCTAGAATATTGCCACTAAGAACGCCCTGACGAAGAGGAAGTTCAAGAGCCTTGGCAAATTCGTGATTTGCAGCAAGGGCCTCTTCTTTGTGTACTGATCCAGACTTAACTAAGAGATCTGTTAGTTCTGGGGTTGCTTCAAATTTTCTATTGGCCATGTTTTTCTCCCTTATCATGTTAAATTGATGTCAACTTTTGCATAACCGTCAGCGTCTTTGGAGCTAAGGAAGGTACCTACCTTAACACTATTTGTAGAAACAGTAGTTAGGTAACCATTAGCACCAACATAAGCAGCTGAACCAACACCAGGACTAACGCCACTAACAATAAGATTTGTTGTGACTTGGCCCTGACGTAACAATGTTACTTTACTACCAGTTTGTACTTCGTCTTTGTGCCAATTAATGTGCTGTCTTGTTAGATCAAGACTAACAACATCATTTAGTAAAAGACCAGCTGGTACCTTACCAGACTGACTAGCAGCATATGTTACTACAGCACTGGAATCATCCATAGCAACGCCAGAACCAACGGTATTAAATACCATAATTCCGCCGCGCTCTGCTATAGTATCATTGCAGAAGAATGAAATATCTGTGTAAGCTTCAATACGATCTGATTTTAAAGCCATTTTTACTCTCCCTTATTAAGTTTTTTACCGAGTCTAATACAAACAAAATCAACTAAAGCAGCTCTTGTGTTCTGAATCTGTGAATCGTTATCGCTGGAAATGCTTAGATTAACAGTATCTTCGACCTCAGCTGTTTCTAAAACAGAAGCGTCTGCTTCGACAGAAGCCATCTTCTTTTCTTCAACCTTTTCGGTTTTTTCTTCTTTCATGCTCTTTTTAGCAGCAACAATCTGTGTTACTGTTGCAAAAGTCTCGTCGTCTAAACTGTCAAATTTCTCAACAGTAGCTTCTGCTGTTTCGTTATCAAGGCCACTTTCAATTAAAGAAGCCATTCTTTTTGCCTTTTTATCTTTTTTCATCATTTCGGCTTCTTTTGCACGATAGCCTGCAAGAGCTTCATTAGCAGCACTAAGTTCTGATTCCATGGTTTCTAAAGCTGCTTTCATTTTTTTCATTTCTTCTTCTTTCTTTTTCATTTCTTCGTTCATCTTCTTAGCAGCTTCTTCGTGCTCGATCTGAGAAATATTAGTATTTTCTACAGGTGCCTCGACAACTGTGGTTTCTGTTACTTCTACTTCTTCTGATTTAGCAACATCTGGTTCAACACTCATATTGGTCTCCTTTAAATTTGCTTGATTTGGAAATACACCTTCATTTGTAGAATCGTCATTTTTTTCGACACAATTTTTTATGGACGCTAAATTTTTATCAAAGCCTACGCTCTCTTTAGTAAAAATAATGCTTTCTGGATTAGCTGGTTTATCCACAAAACCTTTACCAGAAAATGTTATTTGTCTTAATACTCTACCAATTTTATAGTTTTGATGTTCGCCTTGTCCGCCATATGCTCTTAAATGTTTTGTTAAAAAAGCTGTTTCTTCATTTCTAGGCAAAACATTAAAATTACCATTTGCTTTATCAATTAAACCATAATCAAATCCCTTGAAAAAACATTCCATACTAACATATTTATTTCCGGATTCTATTTCTTCTATAAGAGTATTTGACCTGGCCCTTAATTCAGGATCTGTATATCCTTTGTAGATAACAGAACCAGTTAAAATATGGTATTTTTTAGGAAGTTGTGCAAGATCGATGTTTTGGTCTATGATCGACCCATCGTCATCTATGGGCCAATTAGAAGTAATGTGGCCAACTATAGCATTTTCATTATGCTCAAGATTTGTTGGTTTGTCTTCTGGGGTGTTTTTAGCTGCCCAAACTTCTTCTGGATCAAAAATATCATCATTTTTATTCCATGAAGTTGTAACAAGAATTGACTGGGTATAATATAAATCAGTATCGTCTATACCGGCTAATGCCTGATTATTGTTTATTTTTTGTTTAGCTTCAGAAGATTGATCTCTACATTTTTCTGCCAATGAAGCATAAACTATAGAAGATTTAGCAGATAATAGTTCAGTTAATCCTGCTTCTTTTTCTGCTGAATAAATTATCATTTTTCACCCTCTGTGTTTATTTCATCAGGGAAATACACCATTTGATAAAAATAGGCTTTACTATACTTAGTTTCATCACTAGTTAATGATCTATTAATTTCATTCGCTAAAAGTTTTTCTAATGTAAAATATTTATTAAGAAGCATATTACTATCAATACTATTAATAGTATTGAGTTTTGCTAAAACAGTTTCTTCTGTAATTTTACTAAAAGGATCTAAAGATAATAAGATTTTTGTTTTAGTATTTTCTGCTTCAATATATTCAGAATTAGATAAACTGCGCATATTCTTTTTTTGATAAAACTCTAATAAATATGGGTTCAATATATCTGATATTTCATCTTGTGCCTTCATAGACCAAATCTGTATAGACGCGCCTGTTTGAGGAGCAAATTGTTTAGTTTTTCTTTGCTGGGTATCTTTGCTAGTCTTAGGTCTACCTTGTTGTGGCTGACCAGGAGTTTTAGAAGAAGGTGGATTTCCACCACCGACAGGAGAAGATGGTACTTTAAGTTCCATAGCATTTTTTTGACCAGATTTTTTCTTAGATAATTCTAGCCCTACTTCACTAGGAGTAACAATACCTGTTTGTAATGCAATCTTTTTAAGATTATCTTCTAATTGTGGATTATAATATGGTCCTGCTTTATGAACCATTCTTTCATTGTCTCTTTCTCTAGTTTCTCTATTAAGTCTGATCTTTTCCATATCTGGATCATATCCAAAAGCTCTTTGTACCAATTCATCGCTTACAATATTACGATCAGCTAATTGAATTAGTAAAGCTTTTTCAGCATCTTCATTACTTAAATCCATTCTGTCAAATTCTATCTTGGCTGGAAAACGAAAACCCATAGCTTTTTGTACTAGTTCAATTTCACTCTTCCAAAAACTCATTAAGACCTTGCGGCCGTATTGAAGTCTTTGAGTCAATGTTTTTAAACTAATAAAATTATTAGTAGTACCAGCAGCACCATATGTTCCTGTAAGTGTCGGAGGAATACCCAAGCCAGCATAAATAGCATTTAAATGGGGTGTATATTTACCTTCGCCAAGAAATTGATGAACACTTGTTTTACTTTCTATCAATTCAATGTCTGGACCCCATACCAGATCCATAGTGCCACCACCAATATTGGCCTGAAGGATATTACTAAGTTTACTGGCCGCAGCTTGTGTAGGAGCAATTTTATGCTCAAGACTACCAAGTTTAAATATTCTTATATTACTGATGGCCCCATCTAGAGCTGCTAAATCTGCAAGCTTTAATTTTTCTACTATACTAATATCATCCATGATACTGTATATCATTGGATATGCCCAAGTTTTCCAATCGTCTTTCTTATAGTGAAATACTAATGTTTTATTTGGATCTAGTGGATAGGGTTTTTTATCCTTAGATGCTTCAATGATTGCTGATGGAAGCTGCTGAATTATGAATCTTTCTGCATCATTTTTAGGAGCATTAATTAATTTTCTTAAGCTGGCTGGAATAGTAATGGTATATGTCTTATTACTAACAAAAGATGCTAATGAAGCTCCAGAAATATCTACTATGCGAGGATCGATAAAAGTGTATCTCCACGGAATTTCTCTTTTTTCAACTTGCTGATCTTCACTATTTATAATCAAATCTGGTGAAGCTTTTGCTTTATACATTTCATCTGCAATTTTTAAACTGATTTTTGCTGTTTGTTTATTGATAATAACATTACCTGTACGATATAAATGATTTAAGAATCTTTCACTTCTTTCTTCACCTTTGACTTTATCAAACCAATTACGATAAAATCTTTGAATTCTTTTATTTGGATGAACTAGACGAATACCCTGACTAGCAAAATCACCCATAAGATCTATAACATTTTTTACTAAACCAACTCGATTATAAATTTGGTCTGCCATAGCAAATATGGCTTTGATTTCTGTTGGGACAGCTTCGTCTGGGCGAAAATAATCATAGTCAGTTTTTGTTAAACCAGGACGACTAGAAATCGGCCCGTCTAAATTCATAAAATTTCTAAAACGACTAGTGGCAGCGGTAACTTTGTTCTGATAGATGCCGTATTCGTCTAGGCTTTTAGAAGATTCGTTTAAGGCTTGCTTCTTACTTTCAAGATCGTCTCCCCAAGTAACATATGCATTTTCTGGCATAATATTTGAAGCAATTTCTAAACCTTGTGTTTTATTGGTCTTTTTTCTTGACATAATAGTATTGTTAATGGTATTATAATAGAATTAACTTAATTATACACAATTATCTGTAAACTCCGCCATATATATTAGCGTTAGCATTTTCTGTAAACCATGATGGTCCTTTATACATTTGACCGTCTTTTTTTTCTGTTTTAGATAAATCATTACCAATAACTTCAAAAGAAACAGGTTCTAATGTTCTAGTAATTTGTCTTGCTAGCATATTAGCTATTATTAAAGCGCTATATCGGTCTTTTCTTAACTTGCCCTTTTTACCATTTGGTAACTTAATTTCAGGAGTATCCCATCGATCTCTAGCGTTAGGTCCGGTGCTTGTTTGTGTCATGACAATAGTGGTTAATTCATTCTTTAGTTCTTCAATTTCTAAAATACAATCGCTTTCATTATCATATAAGTTATCAAAATCAGCAGTGCTAATATCTTTACCTTCTTTATCTAATGCTAAGGCTAAACTAACTTGATCAAATCGTGGAAATAATAATACTTTATCTTCTAGATCTTTTCTTAGTCCATGGTTAGCTTGTGCGGTCCAATCTGCTCTTGCGAACTGTACAAGTTCTAATATGTGTAATCCTTGTTGATCATCCGTATCCTTGGATTTATTAGGATCTATAACTGGCCAAATAACAATTTCTCCATCCTCTAATTTACCAGGGTCATGTAATGCTTCTTCTATCGCCACTCCTCCACCCTGAGCATCCATACCTATTCTAGTACAAGGAAAAATTTTCATTAAATTACGAATTTTTCTAGCACAAAATCCATAGAAATCATGCTCATTAACTAATCCTGTTTTTTGTCTATCTTTAAAATTATTTCTATTTGTTGTCCAAGCATATACTATTCTACTATGATCTTTATGCAATTCTAAAATAACAATACTAAAATTATCTTTTTCACTAGCAGGATCTATTCCATAAACATATTGAAGATCAGGATTTCCTCTGGTAGATACATCAAATAAAATAGTATTATTACCAATAATAATAGGTTTATTTTCACTTACTACACAGCTTTCAATTAAACTTCGTCTAAAAAAACCATCACTATCTTCTGTAAAACAAGCAGCATATTCCATATTATATATACCGGTATGTATAGTAGCTTTGGCTCTACTAACTTGTTTATCATCCATGAATCCTTTGGGTATGATTTCATAAGGAATACGAATAATACTATAATCTTTCCAATTAAAACTATCAGGAATTTCCCCTTTAAATATTTCTTCTAGTTTTTGTTTATCTCCACGACTATTAATAATAGCTTTGTATCTTTTCCAATATGATGCAAAATGTTTGAAACTATAATCTGCTGTTCCAGCTATAATAGCCTGATTGCTTTTCTTTATTTGCAAAGATTCTAATTCATCATTCCATAATCCTGCTTCGCGCATAGCTTTTCTTTTTGCTTCTTCTTTTACGTTTTGTATTGGACTAGCACTTACGGCGGCGAAGCCTGAAACTACAGTCTCATAAATATCTGGTGATATTGATGCGAATTCGTCTGCGATGATAATATGTGCTCTTAAACCTCTGATCTTACTACCATCACCCATAGGAACAGCAATCGTCCAACTTTCGCCCAATCTCATAGTGCATCTGTCAACATCTCGACGCGGACCATCATCGTTACCACTAAAGATACTTCGTAATATAGGACTATTGCGCCATAATGTTTCCATATATTCGAAAATAATTTTACTTTGTCTAAAAGCTGCGCCAACCACAACAATTTTGGTTCCTGGAACAAGAACACAGCGTAATGTACAATATAGTGCCATTAAAAAGCTTTTGCCAAAACCACGACTAGCAACATACATTGGAAATGGACGTATCCAGAACTCTTGAAGTATGGCTATTTGAATAGGATGAAGTTCAATATCAAATAATAATTTAGCAGTAGTGCCAAAATACTTTGGGTCTCGTAAAAGTCTTAATAAATGAAGGTCCGGATTTTCTATATCTTCCTTGGTTCGACCAAATAATGGATTGTGGTCTATGGTTATTTTGCTTATGTCTCCTAGTCCGAGCCAAGCATCATCGAAATTAGTTATTATTTTGTTTGCCATATTTTTCGTATATTCTTTTCATAAGGCTTACTGCTGTTCTTTCAGCATTTGTGGCGTCTCCACAAAATAGTATATGAATATTGTGATTTAATTGAGCTTCTAAAAGAACCCTCATTATGTAGTGTCCTTTTATTCTAAGTTTATCCCACAATTTTTTAGGAATGTCGCTACCAACAGGAAAAGTATAGATATCTTCTATATCAAATTCCATTATCATATAGGCGTGGGGAATTTTACTTAATCTGTTTAAAACATCCTTAAAACGATTTTCAGTAATATTATTAGCAATTTCGCTAACACTCATTTTTCGTTCTATTGTAAAAATACTTTCCATTCCTTCTATACTATAATCACCAGTATCTAATTTTCTTTTACTAGTAGTATGATAGCCAAATTCCCACGGCATTTGTTCTCTAGTATCAACTACTATTGTAAATTCGTCTTGTTTATGCATTGTTGCACCAGCTTTAAAAAGAAAGGAGCGTAACTGTCTTCATCATTTTTTATAAGATCATGATGATATTTACAAAGAGTAATACCATTATGAATATTATATCTTAAGCCAGGAAAGTCTGCCCAACGATGAATATGGTGGGCATGTAACTTTTTTTTGTTAACACAATTAGGCCACTGACATTTATGATTATCTCGTGTTCTAACTTCTTTTCTCCATTTTTTATATTGTGGATCATTATAATTACGAGTCATTGTGCAGCTCTAAACTTTCTGGGTTTAGTATGGGCGAATCTATCTGGCGATCAGCATATTCGTGATATTCGTACAAAAGATTTTTCTTGGCATTACTTGTGGCCATGGCCAAAATCTCCATCTCTTTGCCTTCTTTTTCTCTTACTGCTTCATCTTCTAACATGCGTATTAAACCCACCCAAGAGCTTTTACCATCTTCTATTCTTTTAATTCGTTGTTCACGAGTGGCCTTAAGATCTTTGCTAATTTTTTGCTGTTCAGATAATAATTTAGTATATTCGTTTGTGTAACTGGCTATGCTATTACGGGCAAAACCTAGTTGAGTTTCTAAATTTGCTAGACGAGGAATATCTCTTTGATCTTCTGGTTTATCATATTCTTTATCAACTAATTTTTGTAATTTTTCTGTTTCACTAATATGACGCTTTCGTTCCTTCATGCTTCTATTAATCAAAATATCAATAGTGATAAATTGTTTAATTTGTAATTCTTCAGCAGGAAGAACGTCCTCTCGGAATTGTTTAATAAGTCCAACCCACGTATCTTCAAAGTATTCTAATTCGCCGCTTTCACTATCAAACTGTCTTAGTATTTCGTTCCAAAATGTTTTGCTGTGGAGTTTTCGTTTAAGGGTTTCGTTTTCTCCTTTTTCGCTTAGAGAATATAATTGATTTTCATCAATATAACGATTTATAGGATCAACATTTCTATTTAATGCTTCTGCTATTTGTTCAACACTAATAATATTAATATTATCTCGTATGAATTTTTCTTCGTCTAGTGCTAGTTGTCCGCGTTTTTTAGCCATGATCTTTTAGTATTTGTTGAATAGTTTGTGTGAGTTTAGCAAGGTCGTTCTTACTAACTTTGGTGCCACTCTTCATTTTTAAATATGTAATTCGGTCATTCCCCGTTAGATGTTCTTCTGCTATTCTTATAAGTTCATTATTAACAATATTGTCTTCTGTGTTAAAAACATTAGCATAATCTTTAACCTCATCAATAGTTGTTAGATACATTAGATTTTTTTTAACATTATTTCTGTTTGACCAATTATAGTATAACTCACAATCATTTTTATTACTATATTTTGTGCAGGAAGAATTCTTATATAAGGGGCATGTTAAGCACGGTTTGTCGGGCCTTTGATAGTTATCTCTTTTATAGTTGAAAAGGCGATTTCTAACGTGGGTCCAAAGAAAGTTTTCAAGGGGTCTTTTATGATCATAATTTTTAAGACCTTCTAGGGCAAAGATACTTATCTGTTGCTTCATATCTTCATAATCATGATATCCAAACTTAAATTTGTATGCTAATTTTTTAGTTATAATTTCAATAATATTTAAAAATTCATTTTCATCCACTGATAGCGGGGATTTCTTCTGTGTTTTGGTCTTTTTCTTTTTCATTAGTATTTTCTTCTATAAGAGAGGCTATGCTCTTGGTGTCTTGACAATTAAGGTCATTAAGAATGTCAAGGTCTTTTGTGGGGATTACGGTCAATATTGATGGCGTTATGTGATCATTATTCATAAAAATTTGACCTTGCGTTAAAGTGAACAAAGTATAGTATATTATAGGTATTGTACACATTTTGTCAAAAAGGATCAATTTATGGCTAGTTATAAAAAGTGGACTGATGCTGAATTGCAGTATATTAATAGCAATTTGAGTATTTTTAGTGATCAAGAATTGGCCGCTAAACTTTGTGAAATGACAGGCGAAAATATCACATATGGTATGGTTCGTCGTCAGCGAAGAAAGCTGGGTGTAGTTAAGGCACGAGGTCGCAGAAAGAAGAATGTGGTTAAATTAAACCCGGAGAATAATAGTAATGTATAAAATCTTAATAGCAATTTTATTTTTTTTAGGATTTTGCTATAGCGAATCTCAGGCTTGTGAGTGGTGGAACAGAAAACAAACTGTTGTTGTGGTTCAACCTCAGCAGGTAGTTCAAGTTCAGTATCCTGTGATAGTTTATCAACCAGTAGTGGTGCAGGAGGTGCGGCTTCAACCTGTTGTGGAAAATAGGGTTATATACCAGCCGGTGGTTGTTCCTGTAACTTATCCTTGGATCAGATACAACTACTAGTAAAACGATTTTTGAAACTAAAGAGGCAAGCATCATGATTGTGGTGCTTGTCTTTTTTTATAGATCGGGGAATATGGCTATTAAACTGGTCAATTTATTATGGTGGTGCTTACTATTTTTGGACCACCGGGCATTTTTTGCAAAATCTCGGGGATCCTGTTAAAAAACGAAAAAACCCCTGCAACTATCATGCCAAACAAAAATCTTTTTTCTCTCATTTTTTTCTCTTGACTTGCCGATAATCTACTGTAGAATACTTGAAACGGAACGATAGAAAAAGGAATAAACAAATGATTACTGCCGGTGGATACGATATCGTTGGTTTGCCGATGGTTTGCGAGTATCAGGGTAGCAAGGATCCGGCCCCGGTTTCTATCTCTGGTAAGGTGGTATCCTATCGTACCATCACTGGTAAGGGTACGCTTATCGTGGTGCATACTGCGAATGGATATCGTAGCATCTACATGGAAAAGGCTATCGGGCTACTGTTTACGCTTCCGCGATTCAAGAGTAGCGACGATGGATACGACGCCGCAAAGGATCGTAGGCTGGAGCGATACGGTATGCGATAACCGTATCTGCCATACTGACACACTATACTAAACAATAGGAGATCTGCCAATATGGCAGAAATCGCCCGCGCCTGCCATAATGGCAGCGTACTGCAAATACTGTGCCAAACATCCTGCCTTTTTGGCAATAGCAAATATCGTGCCAAACAAAAATCTTTTTTATTCTCATTTTTTTTTCTTGCGTTGACGATAACATACTGTATAATCAGGGAAACGAAAGGGAAAGAAAATGGAAAATCTCGTGTTGATCGTCGTGAAGGGTAAGTTTAAGGTTTATCGGGAGCGGAAGTTTCCTAACGGTTATTCCCGTCAACTTGTCGCAACCTTCAAGACTTCCTACGCTGCGGAAGTGTTCATGAATAACTATGTCATGTGAGGGGTTGATAGTCTGATACGGTACGATACACTAGCAGTCAACACGAAAGGGATAGTATGAAAATCGGTGATTTTGTTTTCGCGGAATATGATAACGGCGAGATTGTCAACGGTGAAGTTGTAAAGGTCAGGATGTTCGGTGATCGTACCTTGTTGACTGTCAAGTGTGAGCAAGGGTATCGGTCGATCTATACCGATAAGTGTGTGTCGCTCGAAGTGATGGAAACCGCTAACTAAAAAGGCAAAAAATGTTTGGCACCGCATACGCTAATCGCAAAAATAGTCTAAATGCTATCTTTGCATCCATGACCGCTGGTAAGTATACTAGTGTGATCGACCCGAAGGGTAGGGTATACGCTGGCCTTATCAATGGTATCATGCGAGAAGATGGTAGCGGAAAAAACTGGATCGTGACCGTTACAAATAAGACCATTAGTGAAAAAGTATTCATTCACGCTAACTGAAAGGTTTATATTATGATGGTTTTCGATCATCGTCTGCTAGTCGCGGTTCCTGCTAATAAGTGGATCGGTGAGTGGATCCAGCGTGATCCATCCCCCATCTATAGGGGTACGCTCGCTGCCCAACTTCGACTAATCCGCAAGAGGCACGGAACCCCCCATGCGAGGGAGTATCGTGACCATATGGTATGGCTGGGCAGTTACCCCCCTAAGTGGTGATGCCAAAAGGGCAGGGGCTGCCAAAACGGCAGTCCTCTGTCCTAGCCGATCCTATCGGCTGACAATAATGACAGTCAGCCAGCCAAAATGGCAGAGGCGGGCAAAATCTGCCAAAATGGCAGACAATGCAAATAGCGTACCAAATCGTGCAGAGCAAATCTTGTGCCAAAAGAAAAATATTTCTCTACGATTTTCTTTTTTTGACTTTCAAGTTTCATACTGTAAAATACCGATATAAGAGTAAAGAAAGAGAGTAAAAAGATGAATGACATCCTTATCGTTTCCGATTGTTGTGGTGCTGAAATGACTCCGGTTCACGCGGAGCATGGGCTTTGTCCCTCTTGCGGTGAACATTGTGAAGCCGATGTTCAGATTTGGCCGATCCCCCAGTAAGGGGGTTGAATCGGCGGGAAAAAGTTTCTACAATCCATCCATCACCAAGAGGAAAAGAAAATGGCTACCAAGTTTGCAATCATCGAAGATGCCAAGCGTCAGGCTCGCATGATCTTTCTCGGAATCGCAATCCCTCACCAGCCGTCACTTGCCGATGGTGTCTACGGCCCTATCAAGTCAGAAAAGATTCTCAAGTTCAATCGCAAGGCGTTGCGTCGTGCTGGTAGTGTCAAGGTCGAAAAGACCGATCCCCGCTATAAGGGGGGTGATGATCTTATGATTATGAAGATGGGCAAGCCCGGTAGTCGGGAGCGTGTCGAGGCTTTGCGGAGCCAGTATGAAGCCGTCGCCGCTT